AATTCACATCGCCAATATGAATACAACGCCTGTTAAACATCCGTACAATTCGCCTCATATACAGCGAATTAATCTGGACAATGAAATTTCGCTGATATTAATTTCGGGTAATCCGGGAAATCCTTCCCCACAATCGTCAACTTCGATGCCTGAATTTTTTAATAATCATCCGGTAAAAGATGTGCAAGTGTAAATCAGAATTCATTTAAACTTCTACCATATTGGTAAAAGCAATTAATTTGAATCAATATAAAAAAATAGAGTATAGCTTCTTGGTTATACTCCATTTTTTGATTTTAGTTGTCATGATTCCACTATAAATTTACATTTCCTACATACGAACTGTTTGAATGCAGATTTCCGTTGGCTCTGCTCAAATACATCCAGCAATGTACTTTTTCATCTGCCCAATAATCAAACCAATTCACTTATTAAACCAACATCTCATTAAGTCGCAAATTGCGACATCAAGATGGGGCCGAAGCCGAAAATCACCATACGTATTTACCGAATTAGGTGTAGCGATGCTAAGTAGCGTGTTAAACTCAAAAACTGCAATTCAAATAAATATGAGCATTATGCGCGCTTTTATAGCAATCAGGCAAGCACTTGAAAGCAAACCTACTACGGTAGCTGTCTCAGAACTCCAAACCGAACTCAACCAGTTAAAAACCTATATCGAAGAAGTATTTACGGATTACAACGACATTAACGAAGATACCCGCGTGCAAATCGAACTCATTAACCAATCCTTAGCCGAACTGCATACCGACAAAAAACGGATTGAAAAACCACGAAATAGAATTGGGTTTATTACCTAATAGCTTCAATGAGCTCAAGTGAGGGCGCGACTCAAAGTCGCACTCTCACTGACAGATTAGCTAATTCCCGAAATTTTTCAGCATTTACATCTTTTATTAAAAAAATATCTCTATTTTTGTGTCTCGGAAATATATGAAAATATCGATTTTAGATTGATTTTACACGCATTTTTGTAACTTAACTTTATATGGAAACAAATAAAATCATTGTTTTTGAAAATAAATTTATTAGGAGGGTATATCACAACGAGGAGTGGTTTTTCTCCATTGTCGATATTATTCAAGTTCTTACCGAATCACCCACACCCCGCCAATATTGGGGAAAAATAAAGCAACGCGAATTCTTAAATTTTGAGTTGTCCCCAATTTGGGTACAACTCAAAATGAAAAGTGCAGATGGGAAAAATTACAATACCGATTGTGCAAATACAGAAGGGATTTTTCGAATAATTCAATCAATACCATCACCTAAAGCAGAACCATTTAAACAATGGCTTGCTCGTGTCGGTTACGAGCGAGTTCAAGAAATTGAAAATCCTGAGCTTGCACAAGAACGCATGAAAAGCCTTTATGAGCTAAAAGGATATTCCAAAGATTGGATAGATAAGCGACTACGTGGAATTGCAGTTCGTCAAAATCTTACTGACGAATGGAAAGAACGAGGCATAAACAACGATCGAGATTTTGCAATTCTGACAGCAGAAATATCAAAAGCAACTTTTGGTCTAACACCGTCGCAATACAAAGAAGAAAAAGGATTAACAAAGAAAAGTCAAAACTTGCGCGATCACATGACTGACTTGGAACTAATATTCACAATGTTAGGTGAGCGGGTTACAACTGAGATTTCTCAAAAGGAAAAACCTGATACATTTATTGAGAACAAACAAGTTGCAAAACGAGGGGGAAGTATTGCAGGAAACGCACGAATAGAAACCGAAAAAGAACTTGGTGAAAGTATTATTTCAAAACAAAATTATCTCAATAACAAATCAATAAATAATGAAATTGAATTAAACGAATAATAGAACCTTTAGTGAGGGCGCGACTTTAAGTCGCACTCTCACTACCAGTTTAGCTAATTCCTGAAATATTTCCGTAATTACAACTTTTATTAAAAAAATAGCTATATATTTGCAAAACGGTATGTTTTAAGTTATAAACATACCGATTTTTCATTAATTTCTCTCGCCCGCTGTAGCGACAGCGGCATTACATATTAAACAAAAGCGTTAGCTTTTATTCCCGTGCCTGAAACTTCGACAATTTTAAGTACACGAAAGAATAAGTTAGTAAACGCCTGCGCCAAACGGCGTGGGCTTTAACTTATTATTCGTGTAAGGCAGTCGAAGGCCTCAGGTGCGTAGTACAGTTAGAGTACCACGCTTTTTTTATGCCCGAAAATGAGGTTTTAAATCTAAAAAACCATTTCAAAGCAAAAAAAAACAACACACAATCAAAATATTGAAAAATTAAATCAAAATCATTCCCATTAAAAAACAAAAATCATGGATTTCAAAGATCAAATCAAACAACTGGGCGAACGAGTTCTGCGCTTAAAAGACCAAATTCAGACTGAAGAAGCAACAAAAAACGCATTTATAATGCCATTTATTCAAACGCTTGGATATGATGTGTTTAATCCTATTGAGGTGGTTCCGGAATATACTGCTGACATAGGAATTAAAAAGGGCGAAAAAGTTGATTATGCCATTTTAAAAGATGGTCAGCCAATTATTTTAATTGAATGCAAGTGGTGGGGTGAAAATTTAGATGTGCATAATTCTCAATTATTTAGATACTTTCATACCACCAAATCAAAGTTCGGTTTGTTGACAAATGGTATAATATTCCGTTTTTATACTGACTTAATTGAGCCAAATAAAATGGATGAAAAACCATTTTTAGAATTAGACATAACAAATTTGAAAGAGCAATTGGTTTTTGAATTGAAAAAATTTCACAAATCCTATTTCGACTTGAATAGTATTGTCAATTCTGCGAGTGAATTGAAATATTCAAATGAAATTAAAAGCATTTTGTCGAAGGAATTAAATGAGCCAACAACAAATTTCGTTAAGTTCTTTGTTAGTCAGGTATATACAGGAAAAGCAACAGAGAAAGTAATGTCTCAGTTTACTGAAATTGTAAAACGTTCATTAAATCAGTTTATTAGCGACAGTATTAGCGATAGACTTAAATCCGCATTGGAAAAGGAAAATTTGCAAGAAACAGAGCAACTCAAATTAGCTGAAGCTCAAACAAAAGAAGATGAATCAAAGATAGTAACAACAGAACAAGAAATTGAAGCTTTCATGGTAGTGAAATCTATTTTGAGGAAAGTTGTTGATATTAAAAGAATTAGCTATAGAGATGGGCAGGTATACTTTTCAATCTTATTGGATGACAATAACAGAAAACCAATTTGCAGACTTTATTTGAATGGTAATAAAAAGTACTTTGTTACGTTAGATGAAAATAAGAAAGAGCTTAAAAAGGAGATATCTTCATTAGATGACATTTATATGTATTCAGATGAATTAATGCAGATAGTTTCAAATTACGATAAATAGATTAGAAAATACGGTTGAACCGGCTACTGTTCATAGTTTCTTTAACTACGAACTTTGGAAAGTAAGGCCTCGCTCTTCGTAGCGTGTAATCTCGTACTAGACGCAGTCCCACTCTTAGTAGCATGTAATCTCGCATTAGCAGCTGTCCGTAGTTTCGTTAACTAAGGACTGTGAGTAGCAAGTTTCTAAACTTGCATATTAATAAATCACGGCTGAATTTCAATAATAGAAGTTCAGTCGGATTTTTTTTATCTGCAAACAATATTTCATCTCGTATTGTTATTCCATCAGAAAGAAGTTTTGTATATTTGCAACATGAAAATTAAAACAGACACTGGATTAGACTTCATAATTGATAAATTGACTAACTCAATTGAGAATATTCTTACTGGTGATAGTTTTGCAACTGAAATTTCAGTACTTACAAAAGACGATTTAAAGTTGGTAAGTATCAATAAGGGCTGGTTATTTAATTGGCGTGATGAATTTAAGAATCCTACTCGTGATGTATTCAAACTCACTATTGTAGGTAATTCAAAAATTATACAATGGCTTATATGAAGCGTATAATTAAAGATTTAGATGTTGACTTTGTTGGCGGTCAGGATGCCTTGACTGTTGAAGAAGATAATGCAATTTCAGCCTATTTATTGCAACAGAAATTGTTACGTATAAGCTCTATTAAAGTTAAAAGTAGAACCGTAAAAAGAAGTAAAACGGTCGTTTGAATTTCATAACCTCGCTCTTCGTAGCCTGTAATCTCGCATTAGCAACT